AGTATTGATTATTTAGATTCATCAAGTCAAAATATAAAGTATCCTTATGTTTTTCTAAGACCATTACAATCACCTGGATACTCACAAGATACAAGATTAAGAATATTAGCATTTGAATTATATGCTTTAGATGTACCTAAATTATCTAATCAATCACCTGAAGCAGTAATGTCTAAGATGGAACAAACATTATATGATTTTGGAGGATACATGAATTGGGGACCTCCAAGTGATAATCAATCTAAAGGTGTATCATATGATATACAATCAATTACACCTACATTAGAAGCATTTATGGATAGAGTATATGGTTTTGTAGCTACAATTCAGTACACAGAATCAGGTATTTACGATTATTGTAATTTCCCTAAAGTATAAATGAATACAGAGTTTACAGATAAAGCCCTATTAGATTTCGGTGATAGAATTATCGACGAAATGCAAAACCAATTATTCGAAAATAAATCGGTTAATACAGGTGACTTGGCTAGATCTATAACTAAACAACTTGTTAAAAGTAACGAACAAGATACATTACAAGTATCATTATTATGGTATGGTGAATTATTAGAGGATGGAGGACCAGCTCGTAAAGCAGGTAGAATGCCTCCTATTCGTCCTATTGAAGGATGGATTAAACGTAAAAATATACCAGTACCTAGTAAATTTAAATCACCTAAATCATTTGCATTTGCAATAGCAAAAAGCATAGAAAAGAGAGGTGCTAAAAAATATAGTAAAAAACCATTTATAATGGAGTCAATTAATAATGCAGCCGCTAATTTTGGTAATGAAGCAATAGCAGCAGGTGTAGAAGCAGATTTAATAATTGACATAGATAAAGCATTTATAAAATCAGGAGCAACAATAACGTAATATGGCACTACCAAGTTTAAATTTAATATCATCACCATTTGCAGTTAATGCTACAACGAATAATTTACCTTTTGTTGTAACATCTCCATCTTCGTCTATGCCACAATATAAGTTAGTAACAGACATTTATATTCCTCAAAGAACAACAGCACGTTTAACTCGTATTAAAACAGCACCAAGTGCTAGTTTGTGTATGATCGATGTAGCTAGAATAGCAGCCGATTATCTAACGTATGATACACCAATGACCGTAGTAGGTGGTATTGGTTCATATACAAATGCTGCTCAATTTAGGATTTTAATGGGAGAAGAATATGCTGATTCACCTAGTGGATCTATTGTTCAATATAATGGTAATGGAGCAGTTGGTCAACCTGCATTTGTGGCAAGATTTTCCGGTTCTACAACACTAAACGGAACATTAATCCCTGCAGTAAACGAATATAGTAATTTATCTTATGATTGGTCTAGAGATAATTGGGAAATGGATGTTAATGGAGTAAACAGTACACCATTTTTAACTAACGATCCTAACTTTACATTAAGTGGTATTGTTAATGCTAGTCCATCAGGCACACCAACTAAAAAAGTATTCCCATATGATTTTGAAACTATATCATTAATTACTGACGGACAATATAATGAAGGTATTACATCAGTGGATGCTAAAATATACTCAGGCAGTACAATAGTGTATAACGATACTAATTATTTTAATACAACGACAACTAAAGGTTTAGCACCATTATACCATATAGGAATTGGTCCTGCTAATTTAGCTCTTTCAGATCCAACAGCATCCTTTCATATAGATGGAGATTGGACTAAAATAAGTTATGATTTTGAATTTATTGGTGGTGATAATAGAGTAATAGAATTATTAAAAGATGATTGTAGTTATTACGATCAAAATTTAAGTCGAAAAGGACCATAAGATGATGATGATAGACGAATTAAAGGTAGAACTAGATTCACATTTATAAATAAATTTGGAGTAATGGATTATTACAATGTAAACAATCCAGTAAAGAAATCAGCTAAAATAACACGTAAAGACTACACGCAAGATCAATTACCGTGGACTACATTGAGTACAACTAGTGGTGCGATATTTGACGCTAGTAAACGTGGTAAAGACACATATGCTACTACATACAGTGATCAATTTGAAGTAACAACTGATTATTTAGATCAAGAATATAGTGATTGGTTAAGTGAATTAATAGAGTCACCATCTGTATTTATACAAAATGAAACATTAAGTAATATAAATACTTTAACTCAATCAACATTTTATAATGAACGTTCTACTTCACCAAGTGGGTTTACTCCAATACGAATTAAAAATGCTAGTTACTCTTGGAAAACTAATAAATGGAAACAAAAATTATTTCAATATGATATTAAGTGGGAATTTAGCAATATAACAGAAACTAGAAGATAATGGCAGGAACACCAAAAACCATAACTATAACTAACGAACCTACACAATTAAATACTGTGTATACTAAATTATTATATAGTGTAGTATCAACTGATCCTTCAAAACCACAATTTAAATATGTTTGTGATATAGAAGATTATAATGGTAATTTAATTCAAAGAATAAAACAACCTGCTAACGAAACAGGACACGCTATATTCAATGTTGCTGTTCCTATTAGACCACAATTAAAAGTAGACGATACATTATATATACAAGAACCTACTGCATCATTAGGATATGGAGATAATCCAATTAACTCATACAAACAATTTATAGTTAAATTTGGAGAAGAATATGGTACATCACCTTCATCATCAGTAACAATTTATAATGGGAATGGTGGTATAGGAGAACCAGCAGTAACAGGTACAGTATTGTCATTAGGTAGAATGGAATGGGAACCATGGAGTAATAGTTTCTTTAATTCATCATCAGCTGAACCACCATATTCAACTAGTAAAACAGGTAGTGTAAATTATTGGTATAATGAAATAGACCCTTCAGGATTTTTTGCTGCAACGGCATCTTTATTTATTGATGGTGTTTCTGCTTTACAATCTTATGGTAGTGGTTCTTTAACTTATTATGATAATCCAGGTGAGTATTACTTTGAAGTAAAAATACCAGGAAACAATAATTTAAAACATAGGTATTCATTGGATATCTACAATATGAGTGATCAAGTATCAGTCTATGATTCAGGATATGTTCAAGCAGGAGCATCATTTTCTCAACAAACTGTTATATCACAATCATTTACAGGTAGTTTAGGTGACTTATACGGAGTACGATTAAATGCTATTTACACATCATCTACTGAATTTACACCTCCTCCACTTGATGCATACTATTTAGCTAGTGATTATACAGCATCATCTTGGAGAGTTAGTTCTGGTCAATATCCTTTATTTCCAGGTAATGTAATAAATGTAAGTAATCAAGATAGTTCTACACCATATGAAGTACAAGTTAATAGTACTAGTGGTGCTGTAATAGGACAAGCATTAGAAGCATATCCAACATTAGAAGATTTTAGTGTTGGTGAAATACCATTTATACCACCTTTAGAAACAGGTAGTTTTCAATCATGGAATTGGAATGCCCAAGATATTAGAGTTAACTGGACAGGTTCAAATCCAAGTTATACAGGATTTAATAAAACAAAAACAATATTAACTAATTGGCCTCAATATCAATTAGAACAATTATCACAAGATCGTATATTTGATAATTTAGCAACAAACGGAGAAAATAGATTTAGAGGTGTATCTGAAAATGATTTAGGTATTGTATCATGGTTTAATATATCAGGTTCAATAGATTCTTTAGATATTACTGATGGAGCATATGGGGTATCATTATATTATTTTAGTCCAGAATCTAGCTCATTAGAAACAGGACAAGCTAATTCACAAATAAACTTTACAGGACCAGTATTAAATGGATTATCACCAGCATTAGTAAGTTCAGGTTCAGGAGCAGATATACCATTTTGTTCTGGACCATTATTTCCAGCTAATTTACCTGGTTTAGATACTAGTGTAGAATGGAATTTCTTAAAATTACAAATTAACCAATCATCTATAAATTGGTGGAAAAGAGATGAACCGTGCCCTTGGGAAACTAGAAGTAACTTCGCTTTCATTAATAAATTTGGTGTATGGGATTTTATAGGATTAAATACAGTAACAAATAAAAATGCTGTAATAAATAAACGTGATGAATTTATGTCAGTAAACGTTGATTATAATGCATCAACACCTAGTTATTCACCATATAACAGAGGATTTGAACAATATTATTTAGATCAAAATTACAAATATGAAATTACAACCGATTATATAGCAGGTGTTAATAGTCAACTTGCAGGAGATTTCTCGATAGAGAATTTCTATCAAGAATTATTTCAATCACCAAATGTAATGTTACAAGTAGACGATACATTCGTTCCTATTAATCTTACTAATAGTAGTTTTACATATAAAACAAATAAAAAAGGACAAAAGAAATACCAAGTGAAAATTCAGTATGAGTTTTCTA